TGCTAAACTTGTATCCCTTAAAGCCACTGTAAAAGTAGTGGCATCTATTTGTGTTAACTTATTATACGGGCTATTGCTAGAATAAATAATGTCTTCACTAAATAGAGTGTTTAAATTTACAACTGGAGAAAGCAACTTGCTAAACTTGTCTCTTCCCTGAATCTCCATAATAGTTTGACCGTCTTGTTTTTTATTTTCAATATTTTCTACTTCGCCGTTAAATCTCTCAATATGCAACTGATATTGCCCTCGGACAAAACTTAAAGGATTTGCAGTGTAAGAATCATCACTAAACAAAAGAGTAATCATTCCCTTTGTTGCATCACAGGCAGTAATAGTGGCAAATCTTTCATTATGATTTAAAGAGGAAAAAGACACATACATTTTACTAAACCTATTGTTTAGTAGTGGGATGTCAAGCATAAGTGTCCCGTCTGTGGCGTTATATGCTCGCCTGTGGAGCGTTTCCCCGCTCGTTGGGGTGATTGTCTTCAAAGTAAATTCCCCTTCGCTCTCGGTCCGTGCATAGAGCCTCGTGCCATTATGCTCAAAGGTGATGGTCTGCGATGTTCCTGATAGACTACCTATGGTGTTGACAAGGATAATTTCATCTCCAAGTTTTACCTCATCCCCCGTGTTTAATACGGTTGCTAAATCGTATTCCGTATTAAAAGTAAAAGCCACGGAAGAAGAAGAAGAATCATAAGTAGCCTTCAACGCAAAGAATTCGTTTGTATCACCCCGATGAACGGTATGTCTTACACGATATGCGTCAAATTCTTTTATCTTTCTCGGCATAATTCTGTTGTTATCAACAATAGATGTTTCTGAAAATCCACCCTTCCCATCAATCGCTTCTGTATTTATGTGGTCATAAACACCATGGACTAAATTTGATTTCGTCGGAGAAAAATCATAACTTAGGTATCGTAAAGGGCCGGTAAAGGTGGGAGAAGTAAGAATATCATCACTCATTCTTCTCGCATTAATGTGGCTTCCTTGATAATTTGTTGTGTCTGTCGTAATCGTTGTTCCTTCGTTATAGGTGCAATTTGTGGCTTGTGCCGCATCTAAATCTCTTAATTTATCAGTTAATTTTATCTTGTATGAAAACCTGCTGTAATCTACGACAGACTTACCAAAGTCTTGCATTGTAGTAAAAACTTTACAATTATCTGCATTTGATAGAGTATAACTGTTGGCTGTGCCGCTTTCCCTCATAGCGTAAAACTTGCGATTATGATTTAACTCATTGGATTTGTCCATTTTATCTGCATTGGTTTCTCTTGGAAAGAAATAAAACAGTGGTCTTGCTACTGCCATTCTTCTCCACAATTCTCCCTCAAAATCATTTGTAGTTTCTCCTAAATCATTATCCTGAAGCATACCCATCGAGACGGCGACAACGCTCCCATTCTTGGTCATTTGAAAAATAATAAACTTGGTATCCTTTGGTATTTCATTTCCTAACTTCGGTTCAAACTCAAAAGCATCGCCGTATTCGTCCTCAGTCAAAACTTCTGTAATTTTAGCAAAGTGATGTTGGTAGGGCTTATCAGAATAAATTAGAACAAAAAAGTCATTGTCATTTAGGTTTGTTGCTGTAGGGTTGAATCTAATTCCTGTTGTCGTCAGGGAATCATAGCACTTGATTCTAAATCCTTTTGTTGTGTTTAGATTGGAATTTTCTGTAATTGTTCCTCCCCAACCGGTAATCGCAACAGAAGTGTCTTCTGTCGTAATTGCAGTATATATTCTATCCCCGTCAGTTGGGCTACTGTCCTTCAAATAAGGATTTGTTGGGGCATTAAAAATGTCATCTAATGTCAAAGCCATTAATCATCCACCTCCTCAAATCGTAAATATAACACCGTATCATTCAAGTTTGGGAGGAGATTATTAACACCTACAAAGTCTTCCTTCCTAACATTCATAATACTCAACTCATGCAATTCTCCCATAAATTGGTTGTTTGTTGTTGCTGAGTTTGCTCCCGTGGACCCGCTACCGTTAGCACCGATAAATAAATCCTCTCCGACCATAGAGAATGATTCTGTTCTTGTATGTGTTCCTGTTTTAACTAAGCGACCATTAAAGAAGATATTTACAATCTTGCTATTATTATCCCAAGAACAAGCAATCTGATATGTGTTGTTAATATAACTTGGTTCTTGAATATGGCGAATAAATATGGCATCGTTAGTATTGATAGTGATTGGAGAAGAAGCACCCAAAGTAATGGCACTACTTGTAAAGGAAGAAATTGTTCCTATAGAGGTAAATTCTGTCCCTTGCCTCACAAACAATTCTGCGTTATTGAAGAGACTTCCGAAGTTGCTTCCGTCATAATTAACTGTAGCGCCGGAAGAACCAGAGGTAGCAAGTGCTAATTTTCTATATTTTAATTTGCCATCCGTGTCAAAACCTTCTAAATCATTTGTAGAGGAAAAGTCAAATTGACCTCCTTCATTTGGTAGAATGACTGCATCACTCGTGAAGGTTTCCATTGACCCTGTTCCTAATTTTATGCCAACCTTTATTTTGTATCTGGCCGGATTATTTTCATTATGTAGCGTATCATTTACCAAACTTACTTGAAAGTTGGTGCTATGGAAAATTCTCATTTCGTGATTTTTACGATTCGCTCTTGGCAAATAAACTTCGCTTTGGTGATTATTCTGTGTTCCTGCCGTGTAAATAGATTGTTCCAATGCAGGCATAATTTTCTTGCTGGAAGACAAAATGCCTATGCCATCGCTATGAGTCTGTTTTGTAAGGTTGCCCGTTTCAGGAATAAATCCGTCTCCGCTTGTGCTGTGAGTCCCATAGCCGTTGATTTCATAAGGCGTCAAAATACACTCAAAGGTAAAGTTGTCTTCTAAATCCCAGACTCCGTAGGTTATCCCTGTCCCCGAGGAAACGATATTGTCGCTATAATCTATTGTCAAAAATCCATTACACATAATTGGAAAAACAAGCGAACGCTGTTTTCCTGTGAAAATAGAATAAGACATGATAAAACCTCAGGGCGTGACACTTGCTACGACAAATTCCATATTAAAAGTAACTTCTACTGTTTCGGCATTTAGTTCAAAACTGAAACTTTGAATAAAACCTGTAAGCCCAGTAGAAGTATTGGAGGTCGGAAAGTCTTTTGCGAATACTACGAACTTATTGTCTTTTTCTAAAGAGGCCCCTCTTGACCTAAATGTAAGGGGGATTTGTGCGGTTAGTGTTCCGTTTGATAAAGAAGAGGCCGATGGGTCGCTCGGATTATCTGCCTGTTTTCCTCTATCAACATAACTCTCATTAACTTTAGAATCAATCAATACCACCAATTCATTAATTGCTTGGTATCTCGCCGCACCCGTTGAATCAACACCGGAAGCAATCAGTTGGGCAACTTCATGAGCAGTAAAGGTTAGTGCGCCGGAGGTGTGGCTTCTTGTTAATTCTGTTTCTAATATGACCCCACTCAAAGAAATTCTTTTGTTTGACATTCCCAAGTCTAAAGCAATTGTGGAAGACTCGCCAGTGGCTAAACCGCTTAAAGGAATGGCGAAATTTGGAATTGTTTTATCTACGCTCACCGAAATGCTTTGCACCTTTAGAGGAATAATATCCTCAGTGGTGCTAGTGCCTTTATGCTGTTGTAATTTAAGATAAACATATTCTCCGCCAACTAATGTCATGTTATCACCTCAATGTGCTAGAAGATGTGCTTCTGTTAATTTTTGAATTAATCATTCTACCGATTTCATCTGCCATTCTTCTCATTTCTGCCTTTGAAGAATCCTTAGCATTGACTGTAATGTTAAAGTTATTGACTGTGCCGCCACCCATCTTTCTTGAGTCTCTGTTAGAATATACTCTTGAGCCTTGTGGTAATTTAACCAACTCTGGGCCTCTTTCTCCGACTACTTGCATACCCGAACCAACAACCCCACCATTAGCAAGGAACTTTAATTTCTTCAATAATCCACCAACAACTGCGGCAATAACAATACCTATCAAAGTAGGGATAGTGAAGAAGAATAGAGATATAGCCAGCAATACAACCCCTATACTCTTTAAGCGAGCCTCTATACTCTTTCCACTAGCAAATATACCAAGCACATAATCAAGAGCAAGGTGTGCCGCTTTTAAAGCAACCCCAGTTAAAAACCCAATAACAGAACCTAAGAGAATGGTAAATACGCCCAAAGAAACTTGAAGAACGCCCCATATAATTTCCCAGAACCCTCCGAAAACCTTGAGCAAATCTCCTTCTACAAACCCGCTATATATTTCCATAAATCCATCAAAAATATCTCTAAAACCTTCTATTATTGTGGGCAATGTTTCTGTGAACATTTTTGATACAACTCCAAAACCAGTCATAATAGGTTTTTTAAGGGCATATATGAGGGAAAAGAAAATTGTGATGTATATTGTTGCCATGATTACAAACTTAAGTAGGGCCTTTGCTAATACCTTTCCAAAGATAGAAAATGTCTTTTTTACATTGTCTGCTTTACCAAGAAACGCTCGTAATGAACCTCCTATGGCTTTTTTTCTTTCTATAGCATCTTTTATGGAAAAGTTTCGAGAAAGCATCCTACGAAGTCCACCGGGTTTCAAAAGTGCGCCAAATTGTTGTCCTCTGCTTCTAATAACTTCACGGTCGGTTCCAGTGGGGGAGCCGCTATAATCTGTATTCCTTGGCCTACCCTTTCCACGATATATGGTTGAGCCAGTCATTGCCGTTGTAATTGATTCAAAAGTAGGAAGTTTCCCTAATGCACCCATAACTCCTCCAACAAGAGTGGAGCCTAAACTGCTCGGCTTCATATCTGCTTCCAATGTTTTTATTGATTCAGATATTTCTTTATATTTCTCTGTATTCTTGGGTGTCTTTTCTAACTGCTTTTTAAGAGTTTTAATCTGCTCAGTGTAATTTTGGGCATTTCTTGCCCCTCTTCTCGTAGCACTACCTAACGCTTGAAGAACGGAAGCAAACTTGTTAATGACACTGAAAGTCCCGCTGGGCAGAAAACCATATGCAAATCTTCTAATTTTTGCCCCTTCTTGTCCTAAAATCGTAATTTCTTCTCTTGTTCCAGAAATAGCCTCTGCTAAAAACTCGAATGTATTTCCGCCTTGTCTCTTATATTCTCTTAAAGTTTCAGGAGAAAAGACCTCAAAAGACTTTCCTTCTTTGTTGAGTTTTTCAATGGTTTTTCCTAAAACAGTCGTTCTTTTGTTAAAATTCGTTACGACCTCTCCAACTCTGGAGATTTCTCTCCCCATAAAGTCCACTAATTTATTATTCTCTGCTATGTATTGACCTTGCTTTTTAAATGTTAAATTCAAGGCTTCTCTTACATTTATATGTTCTTTCAATTCTCCGCTATTTTCCTTTACTGCCTTTTTAGCCTTATTTTGAAGAACAGTCATTTGTGCCAACTGTTCGTTCATAATAGCAAGTTCACGAAGCAATGGGCTCTTGAAACTTTGAGGGTTTCTTCGTGGGCCTTGAAAAACCATACTATCACTTCTTTATTCCTCTTTCGAGTTTGTCCATTTCT